TCACTCCACCACCTGGTAAAGTTACGCTACTAAATAAAAATAAATCTCCCTCTACTAAACCATGTCCTGCTTTATTAACTGTAACAGTCGCTGATCCATTAGATGAGGTAAAAGTGCAAGAGGTTATCGCTGTGTCTAGAGGTGTAACATCATAATAAGCACCATCATAGTAAATATATAAGGCTTTATTAGTTCCCAAAGCTATAAACCTACGACCTAATTTATCTGCCCAAATGTGCATAGCTCTAGTAACACCAACTAAAGTTTTAGTAGTAACTTGCTCCCAACCACCTATCTTTTCTGGATAACCATAACGAAAACGAACATTATCACAATCTATCCACTTACCTTCAGCACCTGTCGGTGTGACCTGTTTGTTTATGCCAGGTGCTATTTGAACTTCCCTAAGTGGCATGTTTATTTCCTATTAACTTGGTTCTGAAGGCCAGGTAATTTTATCTGGATCTGATTGTGTTGTTATATCTCTCAGTGCTTGTCTGTATGTTTTCCAATCATCTAATTTAGATGTAACAGAGCTAGGTGCGTCATCAACAAAAATATAATCACATCTACGCAACCTATCGTTTCTATCGTTTCTAATCATTTCCCATTTTTCGTCTGTAGTAATAGTTGGTGCTACATAAGGTGTTACTTTTTGTGTATACCATTTACCATCTTCTAGAAAAGGATCTACATTTTCAACTTTATCTCTTGAGTCACTAAACTTTACTTCTGTAACAACCTCTAACTTTTCACCTGTAAGCCAATCAGAATTTGGTCCACCTGCTGGAAAACAAGTAGTTGGATATTCTTTGCCTAGGTTGTCAATAGTTTTTGTAACTTTACCATCTTCTACTTTTACATATCTCATAATTTCTCCTACGCTAAATTTATTAATTGATAAGAACCTGCACCACCTTGAGGGCAAGGATAACTTGTATTGTCACTATTATCAGCAGTGGATATTATACCACCATCTACATTGATTGTACCACTATTACTCAAAGTACCTGCGTATGCACATATTATAGCTCCACCACCTGAACCAGAACCAGGAACTTGCTGTCCTGAAGATAGTCTAGTGCCTCCGCCCACTCCTTTAGCATAAAGACCTCCACTCGCACCAATGGTAAGATTACCACCTACTAATAATATTAATAAACCTCCAGTACCATCTCCACCTCTACCAGAACCAAAACTATTTCCACCACCAGGATTACCTGCACCACCTGCTGCTGCCCAATCTCCACCAGCTGCATTAGGTCCTCCTGCACCACCATAATCTTGTCCTTCATATCCTGATCCAAAATAAGATCCACCACCACCAGGTCCTCCAGAAAAAACTGAACCTGCTACACCAGGTGTTGCACCTGTTCTATTTCTACCTGAACCACCCTCACCAGTTTTTCCTGTATTAGTTGGTCTAGCTCCCCAAGAGCCTGCTACTGTCCAGTTATCACCAGATAAACCAAAAGAACCTTTCATATCTTGATCACTACCAGGCTCTATAGTTCTTGTGCCATCGGCAGGCATACCCACTTTTGGTACAGTTAAAAAAGCACCAGGTCCACTAACTGCATCATTAAAACTTGTTTCTAAATTAGTTGCAGCAGTTCCCATTCCGTCAAAAATCGCACCACCTGACAAATCTTCACCTAAAGCATCACCACTAATTTGATTAACTGGAATTTTAATTCCAGCAGCATTACCTCCATGTGTATCAGGATTTGCAAAAGCACCTCTTGCTGTCATTGATATAGAACCATTTAAAGTACAATCTCCTTGCACCATTATAAAAAGACCTCTACAAGGTTGATCAGTAGTTAATACATATCCAGAATTTATAGTTAAAGATGAAAATTGTTTAACAACAGCATCTCCATCATAAGAGCCATCTTTGTTTGGTACAGTATATTCATATACATTTGAGCCTGCTAAAGGTGCTGGATAACCTGCTGGTGCAGCACCATCTATAGAATATAAACCATAAGAACTTGCTCCAGCAGATATGCCATCAGTAGTGCTACCAGAAAAAGTTACAGCACCATCTGACCCATCTCCAAAATAAGTTCCTGCTTTACCACCACCTGCTTGTTTAAAGCCAAACTTTCCTGATCCAATAGATGTTCCCATTATTTACTATCCGAACTCGCTAAAATACCATGAAATGTTGTTCCAGCATCTACTGTGGTAAACATCAAAATGTCTACTCCTGCTGCTGTTAATGTTGGTGCAGAACCTCCAGGAAAGTCCACAGATGATGGAAAGTTTACTGTTTGTGAACCACCATTAGTTAATATCAGCATAAAAGTACAAGCATTACCACTTGGACTAGGGTTAGAAAAAGTAAAAGTTTGTGTTCCTGTTGATACAGTTGCAGTAAATACATTACCTGTTGATAAATCTATATCATCAGTGCCACCACCTAAATCACCTAATGCTACTGCAACTTCTGCTGTATCTTTAAGTTTTGCTCTTTGTAATATATTGTCTGCAAAATTATTAGTTGCATTTAATAC